AGCGCGGTCTTGCGCCATGTATTCGAGTGTGATTTCGGCGACGTGCCGGGCGGCGCCTTTTTGCAGGCCAACAATACGCATCACAGTGGATGCAATGGCGTCAAGCTCAGGCAGCGGCGGCAGGGTGGGTGATGTGCTCATGTGCTCTTTCAATTGGTGGACGGCCTTGGTGCTAACCGGACCCTTGGGGGTGGCCGTCCGTAGGTTTAGGCGGCTTGCTTTGCAGCGGATCGGCGGGCCTCGCCTTCCTTCTTCAGCTCGCGGCGAACGTCAGAAGCAAGAAGGCCCCACAGCGCAATCTTTTGGTCTGCCTCAAGGTTTTCAGCCTCGACCAGATCAAAGGCAATCGGGGTGCCAGATTCAGGGCTACGAAAGGCCGCATCAACATTTGCAGACAGTTCGCGCAGGTACTCTTGCGCTTCAATTGATAGCTTCTCCATGTAGCCATCCTTTGGTGAACCGCCAGATGGCATACCGCTTGTCGCCTGCGTTGTTCCTATGTCCGCTAGACCCTCCCCACCATCGGTATTCAGGTAGTGGATAGCGCGCTCAAGCGAAGACTTCTCAGCCTTTGGCCACATCTTGTATGCGCGCTTGATCACGGTCTTTTTGATCATCTCGCCTTCGTCTGTAACCCATGGGCACCGGGCTTTCTTCGACTCCCACGCCTTCCATGCGCTTGACCTATTTCGAATCTCGTGCACCTCATCAATGCTCATGCAGGTTGTCAGGTAGTCTCCAGATGACGTTTTGACAACGCAGTAAGCGCCGATGATTGGCCCGCGATCTTTGGCAAATGGATTGCGTGTGTGTGTGGGCGGCTTATCAAATCCATTCAACGCGAACCCATCAGCCGTGTAGACAACCTCAGCTTGGCCCCATTGGATGGCACCTGACTGGATAGCCAGATCAAGCAGGCCCATGTAAGAGATATCAAGGCAAATCTTCCCATCACGCGGGACAAGGTAGGCTTGCTTTTTCGCTGGGTTCAGGCTGATGCCTATAGCTGCAATGTTGTTCACAGCGTTCACCACAGACTGCCGATTGCTCATTGCAACTTTGCATGAGTAGTCGTTTGCTGTGATCGCTTGGATAGCAAAGCCTGCTTCTTTTTCAAAGTTCAGCTTGTCGTCGCTTCGCACGGAAACGAACGTATCCCGCGTGCCGTAAATGTCCTCGTGGAGGATAGCTAATGCGTTGCTCATGACTTGCTCACATAAAGCTGCGACCAGTCAACGCGGCTCAACTCTTCGTAGCCCCAGCCGATCAAAAATGCCGCGATGGCGACAGAGGCAAGATAGATAACCGCGATGGCAGCGCTCTCTAGCAATGGGCGGCGCTTGGCTTTGTGCGGCCCGTCAATCTGGCCAGGTGCAAAGCGGTGCAATGGGTGCTTGTCGGTGTCGATCATTTGGTAGCCCTCCGATGTGATGAGGTTCATGCGTGGTCTGGGTCTTCGGTCAGCAGTACGGCGGCAGGCTTGGGCTCAAGCGTGTAGTGAGCGATCAAGTGCTTAACGACTGCTTCGATTTCGTACCGCTGCAAATAAGCGCCGTAGTCGTTTTTGCTCAGGAGGCAATCGACCTCATGAGCAAGCGCTGCCTCATGACTAGCGTGCTCTGTGCCGTCTTCGGCGACATGTACGTAGCGTGTGATGACTTTTGGCATATCAGGCTTTCTTGGCAATCACAACGACCGCGCTAAAATTGGAATGGCATTGTTGGGGTGGACGTTGCAGTGATCGCCGGTATCCAACATCAAGACGCGGTAGCAGTTGATCGCCCGGTATTGGCCGACGATCACGCCCACGCGCCACACCTCGCCTTTTTTCGTGCAGAAAAGGACTTTGACCATCACGCCACCTTCACAGGCAGGCGCCACAGACCAAGGCACTTAACGCGCATACCGCGCTCGCAACTCAGGCCGGGCTTGACTGCGCTTAAGGCTTGGAACTTCTGCGATGCGCCGAACTGAGCCTTGATTTCAAGCGTCAGCGGGTTGAACAGATACCAGTCGTCATCGTTGAACTTGCTGGCTGGCACGGTCATGTCGCCGTAGCCCAGTTCGGCCAGAACGCTTTGTGCTATGTCTGCGTGTCCCATTACGCCGCCTCCTGTTGAGCAACCGGCGACCATTGGCCAGCCGTCACGAGATAGCGGAATCGTTGAGCCATTGCGGCACAAGCAGCGTCCCTAGCAGCGGCACAAGCAGCGGCACTAGCAGCGTCCCAAGCAGCGTCCCAAGCAGCGGCACAAGCAGCGGCACTAGCAGCGTCCCAAGCAGCGGCACAAGCAGCGGCACAAGCAGCGGCACTAGCAGCGTCCCAAGCAGCGGCACAAGCAGCGGCACTAGCAGCGTCCCAAGCAGCGGCACAAGCAGCGGACAATTCATTGTCTGTGGCTTCGCCATTTGCATGGCGGCGGGCAACATCCAGCGCGGCAGTGCTGCGCGCATCGGTCATCAGGTGGTGCACAGACTCGGCGCAATCGACCGCGAAGTGGCGCCACAGCGCCGCTTGCTCTGGCTCTGCGCGACAGCACCACAACGCATCATCAAGGCCATTGCTTTCGAGGATGGTGACGAACGAAACAGGTTCGTCATCCGGCTTTGTCTTGCCCAGGTGCTTGAGCAACTTTGTCCAACCTTCTGCGCAAGGCGAGTGCTCGCGGATTCGGTTCAGTGTTGTGTGGATCATCTATCACCCCTTGTTGCTGACAACGCCCGAAGGCGCATATATCAAAAGCCGTAGCCGTTGCCGTCGCCGTTGCCGTCGCCGTAGCCGTTGCCGTCGCCGTTGCCGTCGCCGTCGCCGTCGCCGTTGCCGTCGCCGTAGCCGTCGCCGTAGCCGTTGCCGTAGCCGTTGCCGTAGCCGTCGCCGTAGCCGTAGCCGTAGCCGTAGCCGTAGCCGTAGCCGTAGCCGTAGCCGTCGCCGTAGCCGTAGCCGTAGCCGTAGCCGTAGCCGTAGCCGTAGCCGTGACTTATCGCTACAGCCTCGCCATCAATCAGCGCGCGGCCCACTTGGTGGCCTCGCAATCCAGCGATGCAACGATGCCCAGAGCGTGCAAGCGCACGGTCCCGAATTCATCCAGCACAGTCGATTCGGTGGGGCCGTTTTTTGCGATCTCGCCAAGGCCTTTGCTAGTGCCCCAGCGGCGCACGCATTGAGCGTTGTTGATGGTCACGTCATCACCGTCCCGGCTGACATCACCCACAAACACCCAACCACGTTGGGCAATCACGATTTGCTTTGACATTGCTTCACTCCATCTAAGGGCGTCTAGCCCAGTTGCTGACGCGTTGTTTGCGTCGATGGGATGAAGTATCAGCCTACTGATAAGCCTTGTCAATCAGTAGGCTGATAAATATACGATTGTTTTTTTATATCAGCTTGCTGATTTTGTTAGATGTGCTTAGCGCTTACGTCGCGGACACTTGCGGCCCTGATCGCAGCCGCCGTCAACGCGGTGACAGACGCATGGCGGTTGAGTCGCCCAATCCGCCAAGACAGAAAAAAGGCGCACAAGGCGCCTGATTGCTCGAATTATTGCCATCCCTAATACCTATCAATGTGGTGGTCTAGCCTCATAAGTGTTTCCGCCATCCCACATAAGCACCGGCTGGGTCGGCTTTAGCAGCGACCTGGCCATCGTTAGGAGCATGTCTCGTTGCTCTTTACTGATGGACCGGATGATGTAAGCGGCCTCTGCTTCCGCGATTGCCACTGATTCGTCGGTGTTCAGTGGCCCTCCCCAAAGTAAAAATTCTGGCGTCAATCTCAACTCCCTACACAACTTAGCCAAGTTTTCGCCGGATATGGATTTCGATGTTCCATTCTCCAGGCCCGACAGTGCAGGTTGTTTTACCCCGGACCTCTTGGCTAGGTCAATCTGGGTTAAGCCCATGGATTCTCGGCGGGCGACTATGCGCGCGCCCATGCTGGTCTGACTCATTGCATTCACCCGATAGCTTCACTGCATTGATGTTTGCATGTTCGTAGAAATGGCATATCAGCTTGGTGATTGACAGCGCGTATCAGCACGCTGATAATGAGGGAATGGACTGGAAACAAATCATCTCTGATCTGACCTCTACCGGCCTCACGCAGACCGATATCGCGCTGCGCGTCAACTTGACGCAAGGCGCCGTAAGCGATCTTTCCACCGGAAAGACGCGTGAGCCATTCCACACAACAGGGGAGCTGCTCCGGGCACTGCACCGCAAGCACATGAAGCCCCGCAAACCCGCCAAGGTGGACTAAATGCGCGCCCTCTACATCTGCGCCGTCTTCGCGGCCTTCGTCGTATCGACTGCGCTCACGCTGCCCGCAGTTGCCCTGCGCGGCGTCAGCATTGCGCTTGATGCCGCTGCCGCTGCCCTGCTGTGGCTCGCTGCTGCGATAGAGCGGCAGGTGTCCTGAATGCTTTTCCACCCGCACGCTTCCCCGGCCATGCAGTCCCGCCCTTGCGGCTGCTTTTCCTCCCTGAGCAGTGATGCCCCCGCATCTTTGCATGGCCAGGCGTGCGGGTCTTTTCATAGCTCGTCCATATCCCAGAGCCAGTACAGCACTGCTGCGGCCTGTGATTCGAGCCGGTCAAGTAGCGCCTTGAGCGTGGCGGATGCCCATTCGGAATCATTTGAGTTTTGCGTGTTCATGGTGGCAATTTTTTGCCCGCCCCAACCTGTCACGCAACCTGTAAACGAACCAATTTTTGCTATTGGGGGCGTGATGTACCAGTCAGAAATCTCTATTCCACGCTTGGTCAAAATCCCGTCATGGGTAGATCAACAGGCAGTCAACGGCTGGGCCACATGGCGTGACGCCGTCCTCTGGTGCTGGGAGCACAGACCAGATCGCGGGATGAACGAGATTGGCGACCAGGCCACGTTCCGTCTGCTGTGCGTGCGTGCCTACAAGGTCAACGTGCACGCCCCCCATGTATCGCGCTGGGTCAACCCAAGTACCAAGGCCCCGATGGACCTCCCGCCTGACCTTGTGTCGGCTTTCGAGGAGTTCACCGGCTGGCATGGGCTCACCCAGTTTTTCAACCGCAAGGCAAAGACGACTTGCCTTGAAGAGATGCAAGCAAGGATGGCGGCATGAACGCGTTTAGCTCCAACTACGTTAGCCAGCTCGCACCCCTGCCCAAGCAGCCCCAGGCAAAGGTCAAAGCAAACGCATTCGACGGCGACGACCACAAGGCCCGTCAAGCCTGCGTGCATCTGCCCAGCACTAACCCAACGTCACGCGCTGATGCCATTCGGCGCGGCAACTCACAGACAAGCGGGGCCAAGCCATGAACAAGCAAACACAGTGCGCCAAGTTGCTAAAAGCCCTGCGCCGCAAGCGTGGCGTAACGAGCCTTGAAGCGGCGCTTGACTTGTCCATTACCTCGCTGCACCGCCGCCTGGCTGATCTGCGCACCATGGGCGTATCAATCCAAGCCCAGCCCGCCAAGAGCCCATGCGGCACTCGCTTTAACCGCTACTTCGCAACGCATGTGCCCGAGCACCTAGTGCACCAGCCCGCATCCTTCCTTGAAGGCGTTAACGCTGCCTTGGTGGGCATTGCTCGCAAGGCGAGGGGGTAAGCCGTGGCCGGTGACTGGATCAAGATGCGCACAAACCTTTGGGATGACCCACGGGTAGCGCGCTTGTGTGATCTGACCGACCAGGGCGAGGCCGCAGTAGTTGGTGGCTTGTATTGGCTTTGGGCGATGGCAGACAGTCACACCGAGGACGGCATATTGCCCGGCCTCACAACGCGTGCTATCGACCGGAAAACCGGCGTGCAGGGCCTTGGTGATGCCCTAGTGTCTGTTGGTTGGGTTGCTGATCACCCAGAGGGTGTGCGCATCATTGGCTTTGAGCAGCACAACGGTACATCTGCAAAACGTCGGTGCACTGACGCGCAAGCGAAGGCAAACAAACGCAAGCCGTCCGCTGAAGCTCCGAGCAATGTCGTAGAAATGTCCGCATGCGATGCGGACAAAGCGCAGACAAGCGACGGACAAAAAACGGACAACTGCCGAGCTAGAGAAGAGAAGAGAAGAGAAGAGGAATACACACCACCTAACGGTGGTGATGGCGCGCAAGCCGCGCCAGCCAAGTCAAAGCGGGGTTCACGCCTCGCTGACGATTGGTTTCTCCCTCAAGCCTGGGGCCAATGGGCACTCGACAGGTTCCCGCACTTCACGCCCGAGGTCGTCAGGGATGAGGCTTTGAAGTTCGCCAATCACTGGCGCTCAAAGTCGGGCAAAGACGCTACCAAGCTCGATTGGCAAGGCACATGGCAGAACTGGTGCATGTCCGATATTTGCCAGCGCTCACATGCCCCGCCCAGTCGAAGCAACGAGCCGAACTACGCCCGCCACATGCGGGAGCGCGTCGAACAAGCAGCCGGGTCACTTGCCCACATCGTTGCAGCCAAAGCCCCCGGAAAACGCCCCCCCGAACCTTGGGAGATAGCAATTGAACAGAAAACGATTGAAGCCGATAGAGCACGAACACTTGCCATCGGCGTGGATTGACCGGATCTTCTCAGTGCTCACCGCTCGCTTTGGTCGGGACTTTTTGGGCCGATGGGAGGGCATTCAACTTGACATCGTGAAAGCCGATTGGGCCGAGCAACTGGCGGGCCTACAAAGCCGCCCCGATGCGATCAAGTACGCATTGGATAACGTGGGCACCAAGGCCCCAAACGTCGCCGAGTTCAAAGAGCTTTGCGGGCGCGCCCCGGTGGATGGCCTGCTTGCCTTGAGGGCGCCCAAAGCGAGCGATGACGTTATCGAAAAGGCTGTGGCGATTGCCCGCGCAGCACTGCTCACCCGCAACGGTGGGCACTTGGACACGCTGCGTGACCTGGCCGAATCGGATGCACGAGACGGCACATATCGAGGCCAGCCGGTAACGATGGCTCAACGACAAACGTACCGGCAAGCGCTGGGCATGAACAGGGTGATGCCATGACCGCAAAACAGTACGCCATGCGCCTGCTTGATCTGGCGCGGAACGGTTTCAACATTGACCCCGAGCGCATCACATGGGCGCTGCGGGTAACGGGGGATCTGACATGATCAGCGCATCTCAAAGAAACAAACTGGCACTGCGATACCGACGCGAGGTTGTTGACCTTCTGCGCAGCCGTGGTCCCATGAGCAGTTCAGCCATTGCAGCCGAGCTGGGCTACACCCGAAGCAAGGTATACGAAACACTCAAAGAATTGCAGCGCAGAGACTTGGCCTCGCCAGAGGGCGAGAACAACGCAACACGCTGGGGGGCCTCGCCTATACCCCCCGATCTTGATACGCACCAGACCGAGTTTCTTGGGGTGTCAAGCATCTTCCAGGCTGGGTATCTGTTCCACAAGGGCGCTCAAGGGGTGAGGTCATGACCCCCTTTAAATCCGTCCCCATGCAGATCGCCCGCAACCCTGTTGCCCGAGCAATCGCTAACTCTGCACTTGCTGCATCTGTCCGCACATTTCAAACCCGGCTGTACATGCTGGCTGATGGTGAGGACTGCGAAGGCGATGCGGTAGCCGCTATGCAAGTTCTTGCTGTGGTCATTGAGGCTTTGAAGATCGCACGCCAGGCCGAAACGCCCGATGCCCGCGTGATCCGTGGCGCCATGTCCTGCCTCGTCCAGATTGCAGAGCGCGGCTTTACATGGCGCGCTGCTGATGCTGGGGCGATTGACGCAGCACTGACACGCAGCGTGGATGAATACAAGCGTATCCCGGCTGTGACGATCAATCAAGCATGGGCCAAGGTCATGGAAACGAATCGTCGATTGCACGCGGAGGCGGCATGACCTACACCGCCCGATACACCAACTTCGCCCGCGTGCGCAGATTTGAGCCAGGCTCACCCGAGGCGCCAATGATGTATGAGTTTGTGATTTGGATTCGCGCCAAGTGGGAGGAGTGGGCAAAGCTGTGCGGTCGCAACACCTACCACCTAACGCCAGAGGATCACGCGGCGTTTGATGTGTGGCTGTCTAAGGAGGCGGCATGAACTCCACCCCCGAATACAAAGCCGAATGCCCAGCCTGCACACAAGCTGAACAGTCGCCCGCAAGTGGGTACTACATCGCTGATTGCATTGAGTGCTCATGCCGTGCATTAGCTCAATCGCCTGAGGCATGGAAGGCCATCAACGCACTGAGCAACGTACCTTTGCAGCAGGCCATGCAGAGACTCGCCAAGGGTGATGCACAGAACTATGAGCAGATCCGCAAGCGCGTGTGGTACTGGATCGGAAAAGCCCAGGGGGTGAAGGCATGAGCATTGCAACAAGCTACAGCGGCGAAGTGCGCTTTGTCCGCAGCAATCACAGCAGCCGTTCAGGCACAACGATAACGCTGGCCCTGCCTGACACCGATGAGCTATCAAAAGTGACCGGCATGGATGGCAAACGCTACATGCTGGCGCTGGTTGAGATTGGCGACGATGAGCAGCCGGTTCAACCTGTCGCGCCCGTAGAAAAGGTTAAAGGCGGCGCGCTTGCCAAGCTGGCGGGCATTTGGTGCGGCGAGAGGGAGTTTTGGCGCTGGGCGTCAGCTCAAGTCATGGCGCCAGTGCGCAACGCAGACGAGGCGGCAGAGTTCATCCGTGTGTACTGCGGTATTTCAAGCCGGGCCGAGCTTGACGCATCAGAGGATGTGGCTGGGCGCTTTCAGCGCTTGATTCGCGGCCCGTACATGAAGCACATGGCAACTGCGGCATTCACTGCGCAGGAGGTGCCAGCGTGATCGCCTTCCCCAAGACAAAGCCCGTCCGCAGCGAGAAATACCGCCGCCTTGTCTCGCTGATGCCTTGCTTCGGCTGCGGGATCGAAGGATACAGCCAGGCTGCACACCCCAACACAGGCAAGGGTGCAGGCATGAAAACCTCTGACCTCGATTGCTTCCCGCTTTGCGCTGACCGGCCAGGCGTGAGGGGTTGTCACTCGCTGCACGATCAGGGCGGGCTTATCTCAAAGCTGGACCGGCGCAGGCTGGAAGCGTTCTATGTCGAATCGGCACAAAAGCGCGCTAAGGCGCTGGGCTGGTCGTTTGGGGAGGTGTGATGCACGCGGTTTACTCACTGCCCATCAAGACCGTCACCGGCCTGAACGCCCGCGAGCACTGGCGCAAGCGTGCCGCCCGCGTGAAAGCAGAACGCCACACAACCGCTAGCGTTGTGAAGCCTTTCCCTGTCCCGTGCATCGTCCGCTTGATACGACTCTCACCAGCGATGTGCGACGACGACAACTTGCAAGGCGCATGCAAGGCTATACGGGACGAGATCGCCAAGATTTGCGGCGTTGATGACGGTCCACAAGGGCCGATCACATGGGCGTATGCCCAAGAGAAATGCAAGCGCGGCACGTTTGGTGTGCGCGTTGAGTTGTTGGCTATTTGAAGGAGACACATGGAGCACGAAGCAACCGCAATTGATGCCAGCCTAGACGCTCTCCTTGTTATTTGGCACCAGTGGGCCAGCAGTGAGCAAGTTGGCCAGGGCTACCCATCAGAGGCCGCAGGCATGAAGATGTACCGGGTCAGCCGCCAATACGATTACGACAATGGGGCCATTGATGGTGAGGTTGATGCAACTGTGGGCGCGGCAGTTGACGCACTGGTCAGCCAAATGCAAGACCCGCACCGAACAGCCATCCACATCAATGCGCGCAACCTCAAAACTGGCGCGCATGTGTGGGGATCAGACCGCATCACTTGCGACCCAGTAGAGCGCGCCGTGATCGTGCTTGAGGCTCGAAACCAGTTGATGCGCAAAATGCAGTCAGCGGGGTTGATGTGATGGTGTTGACACCGCGCTAAAACTGTGCGTTAATTGGTGCGGGCAAATGCCCCTAAAACCCGCTTAGAGAAATCTGGCGGGTTTTTTCGTTTATGGCCCGGCGTCATCGCCTCAACCAATCGCAGTTCGCTGTACCGACGCGATAGCACTGCCGGGCCACCATTAGCCGCCGTTTCGGCTGCACCAGGGCGCAATGCCCATTGCCGCAGCCCAGGCGCAGTGCAGGCAGCACTTGATATGCCACAACGCCCCGACGCTTAGGGAAGCAACCCGCGAACTCCTTGCGGGCTCTGCGGCGTGTGGGGATCTTCAGCGAGCAACCCTAAGGGATTCGCAATGTCCAAAGTAGAGACCACTAGAAAGCGCGTCAAGACAGGCGGGCGGACGAAGGGTGTCCCCAACAAAGCCACTCAAGAGTTCCGCGAGACGGTTCAGAAGCTGCTTGACGATAACCGCGCGAACGTCGCAAAGTGGCTGAAGCTGGTTGCAGAGGGCGACGACATCAAAGACGTGAAGCCAAACCCTGCCAAGGCCCTTGAGCTGCTTTCTAGCCTGGCCGAGTTCGCGGCGCCCAAGTTGGCGCGAACTGAGCACACGGGCGCAGATGGCGGCGACATCAAGGCATCGATCACGGTCAGCTTCAAGTGAACGTCGAGTTCCCGCAAAAGCTGCGCTGCCTGTTTGAGCCCAGCCGCTACAAGTTTTTGAAGGGTGGTCGAGGGTCGGCTAAGTCTTGGTCTGTGGCGCGTGCGCTGCTGATTCAAGGGGCGATGCAGCCGCACCGCATTCTTTGCACGCGAGAAGTTCAGAAGTCCATCAAGCAGTCTGTTCACCAACTGCTGAAGGATCAGATTCAGGCAATGGGCCTGTCCTCGTTCTACGAGGTGTTGCAGACTGAGATACGCGGGGCGAACGGCACGGCCTTTCACTTTGCTGGCTTGTCTGATCAGACGGTTGATTCGATCAAGTCGTTTGAGGGCTGCACGCGGGTCTGGATCGAAGAAGGCCAGACCATCACCAAGCGGTCATGGCAGATTCTGACGCCCACGATCCGGGCGGATGACTCTGAAATATGGGTGACGTACAACCCCGAGCTAGAGACGGACGAAACGCACCTGCGCGCAGTCAGTGAGAAGCGCGACCCGGACACGGTGACTGTTGAGATCAACTATCACGACAACCCGTGGTTCCCTGCTGTGCTGGAGAAGGAGCGCCAGCACGCACAGAACACGCTCACGCCCGAGGAATACGGGCATGTATGGTTGGGGCGCTGTATGCCTGCTGTGGCTGGCGCAATCTACTTCAACGAGATTGCTCAAGCCGAGGCGGCGGGGCGCATTGGCCGCTTCCCGTATGACCCAGCGCTGAAGGTGCACCGCGTCTGGGATATGGGCTGGAACGACTGCATGGCAATCATCCTGGCTCAGCGCAATGGTTCGGCGGTGTCAGTGGTTGGGTATGTGACCGGCACACACAGAACAACGGCTGACTACATCGCCGAGTTTAGGGGCGACAAGTACAAGGGCTGGAATTGGGGAACGGACTTTCTGCCCCATGACGGCTTCGCAAACAACAGGCAGACCGGCAAAGCAGATGCGGACATTCTGCGCGGGCTTGGCTGTGCTGTCGCGCAGACGCCAAACATGGAAGTAGAGCAGGGCATCAGGCAGGCGCGCCTGTTCTTCCCGAAGGTCTATTTAGACAAAGAGGCAACCGCCTCGATTGATCCTGAGTTGCCCGGCCTGGTTGAGTGCTTGAAGCGCTACAGGCGGCGGATCAATCAGCAGACGAAGACAGCAGAAGCCCCATTGCATGACGTGCACAGCAATGGCGCCGATGCTTTCCGCTACTTGGCCTTGAACGCCGAGCAGATGACAAACGAGACATGGGGCGGCGCCCTGAATTACGGAACCCTTGGGATCGTATGAACGACAAACTACGCACAGTCCTAGATCACGAGATTGAACGATCCGTGTCCTGGGCTGCGTCCACGATCTGCGAAGAGCAGGAACGCAACCTTGCGTACTACCTGGGCTTGCCTATGGGTAACGAGGTTGAAGGCCGCTCGCAAGTCGTATCGTGGGACGTGTTCGAGATTGTCGAAAGCGCTTTGCCGTCATTCCTTGAGCCGCTTTTCGGTGGCGACAACATTGCTGAGTTCCAGCCTCAAGGCCCCGAGGATGAAGAGAAGGCCAGGCAGGCTACGGACTATATCAATTACCTCGTGACAGAGCGCAATGAGGGATTCATGGTGTTCTACACATGGATCAAAGACGCGCTCTTGTCGAAGGTTGGCGTTGTCCGCCCTGAGTGGCAAGACCAAGAGCCTCAGCGGTGTGAGTACGAAGGCTTGACACAAGAGCAAGTCACGCTCTTGATGCAGGACAGCCGAAACGAAATCATTGAAGCTGAGATTGGCGGCAAGACTGAGAGCGAAGGCGCAGAGCCAGGCGAGCCAGCCGACCAGATGGAGGCGATGGACCTGATTCAGCAGCCGGTTCCGGTCTATGACGTGACGGTGTTGAAGCATCGCCCCGGCAAGGTCAACCTGCGCAATATCAAGCCGTCCGAGTTCATCATTTCGCAGGATGCGCGCACGCCTGATGACGCAAAAGTCATTGGTGAAATCGTGGTTTACACACGCTCAGAGCTGAAGGAAATGAAGCTAAAGCGCTGGGCTGATGTGTCGGACTACGATGCGCCTTTTAGTGCCGTTCAGTACACCGAGCCTGACGGCCATCAGGCGTTTTTGATGTCAGATGACGCGGCGGCTTTTGAACTTGAGCAGGTGCGTTTGTTCAAAGGCTTTGTGCGCTGCGACTGCAACGGCGACGGAATCGCGGAATGGCGCGACGTGCTGGTGGGCGGTGGACCTGACGATATCCTGATCGACGAGGAGGCGACCGGCCAGGATTACGCAGTGATCACGCCAATCCCTATCCCGCATCGCGTCATCGGCATGGCCTACGCTGACCCAGCTTCAGAGATTCAACGACTCAAGACCGGCCTAACCCGCCAGTATCTTGACTCGCTCTATCTGGCGAACCGCCCCCGCACTTACGTAAACATGCAGGCGGCTACTGGCACGCCGATGATTGAGGACATGCTGAGCGACCGAATCGGCGGATTGATTCGCGGCAATGGGCCAGCGCAGAACGCATTGCAGCCAATCCAAACGAGCTTGGTGGCTAACGAGTCGTTGCAGGGCTTGCAGTTTGCCGACACGATGCGCGAAACCCGCCTTGGCATCACAAAGTACAACCAGGGTTTGGATGCGAATAGCCTGAACAAAACTGCGACTGGCATTGGCAAGATCATGCAGGCGTCAGAAATGCGCCTCAAGACGACGCTACGGATCATGGCCTACACGGGATTCAAGCGACTCTATAAGACGATCCTGCGCCTGACCAGCCAGAAGCAAGACGTAGCCGATGTGATCAAGCTGCGCAATGAGTGGGTGACGTTCAATCCGGGTGACTGGGATGATTCGATGGATTGCAAGATCCAACTAGGCAGCACGAATGCTGAGCGCATGGAAGAGATTCAACACTTGCAGTTGTTCGGCCAGTTCATGCAGCAAGGCGCCCCGGTTGGTGTAACTACACCGAAGAACGTCTATGAGTTCGGCAAGACATTGGCGCGTGCTTCGCGGTTGATGGGCGCTGAAGAGAAGTATCTGACTGACCCAAGCGCAGGCCCGCAGAAGCCTCCTACACCGAGCCCCGAGCAGATCAAGGCGCAGGCCGATATGCAAAAGACGCAGGCTGAAATGCAGGCGGATCAGCAGAAGTTCCAGGCTCAAGCACAGATTGATGCCAGCGAGGCAGAGAAGCAGCGCGCACATGAATTGCAGCTTGAGGAAATGAAGGGCGCGCACGCTGAGCGGTTGAAGTTGTTCGAGCTTGCGTCGGGCCTGCTGGCCAGGACTGGGGCGCCTCAAGGCAACATCATCAACGGCACGCAACTGGATACAGCAGGACAGGTGATCAATCCTCAAGATATTGGGATGACGGCTGACGCTATCAATCAACTTGCAAGCCAGTTGCAAACACCTCAAGGCTATTGATGAACGACCAGCAACGCGCGCAACTGGCCAGGGCTGAGCAGGCTAGGCGGATCATTGAAGACCCCGTTGTGGTCGATGCCCTGGCGATGATCAAAAACGCGATCCGCGATCAGGTGTTTGACCTGCCGGTTGAAGCCCACGAACAGCGGGAAAAGCTGATCATGATGGACAAAGCCCGCGCACAGTTTGAGACTATCTTCACGATGGCTGTGTTTGGCGCGGAGGTCACAGAGTACGAACTGACAGCACAGCGCGAAGCTGAAGCACGTCTAGACGCAATCCGAGAGCAGGCACGTAACTATGCAGGCTGAACCCAAAAAGCGCGGCCCCAAGAGCAAGGCCGAGAAGACGGCGGAGGCCCTTACGGTGGCGTTTGCCGCCATCGGGCAAGGCAGCGCACAGGAAGGCATGGGCGCCGCGTCTGAGCCCGTTTCCGTGGCGTTCGTGGCCCCTCCCGTCGCGCCTGTTGGTTTGACGGTTGCCGAGTTCATCAAGGCACATGAGCGTGATGACAACGTGCTGGTGGCCGTGTGGCACCCAGACGCCGATGGCGGCATTCATCAAGGCACTTTTTCAGGCATCCGGCTGAACCGTGGCCCATTGGCTGCGCAGTACAGCGACGGAAGCAAAACAGACTTCTAAACCCGGACCGGGGCGGATTCCCCGGGGCATCAAGTTAGGACTATCCCAAGGGCTTCACAGCAATGTGCGGCCCTTTTTCATTGGGCGTCACACCTTGGTGATTTGACTTGGACTAGCAATGTTTGAAGCACTCTCGATTGACGATTTCGCGGCGCAACTGAGCCAGGCCGATCAGCCGGAACAACCCGAAGGGGACTCTGGCCCGGAAGATCAGGATGTGAGCGAGTCGGAAGGTCAAACACCCGAAGGCGAAGAG